AGTTGGTTGGTGCCGAACGTGAAGTCTTGTTCAGTGTTCTGAACATTCTCCCCAATGAGGACACCCTCGTTGGCGGTGTCGTCAACGGTCGGCCACGGCAGAGTGTTGCCCGTCTCTGTGGTGATGACCTCAGCGACCTGACGCATCGCAGCCACCGACTTCACGGCCTCGATCAACTTGGTGCGGAACCCAGCCGGAACGAGGTAGCCACCAGCGCCACCCGAGGTGGTTCCGGCAGCGTTCTGAATGTCGGTGAACCCGCTGCGCAGCGCCTGGGCCTGCTCAGCGTCCAACGCCTGCGGGCCGCGACGCATCCACGAGTTGAACGCCGAAGCGTACAGCTCGCTGCCGTCCTTACCCACGGGCTCGGGGTCAACCTCAGATGGGGCCGGCCCGAAACTGGACATAGCGTTGGCAATCGTCAAGTGCTTCTCAGCACGCGCGATCTCCTCGCCCTTGCCGTCAAGGTCAGACTCCAGACGGTCATAAACCGCCTTGTCTTCCTCATTCAGGGGACGCCCCTCACGCTCAGCGCGATTCACGACCTCCTGCATTTGCTCCCAGATCTGCGCCCGCTGCTCGCGGAGCTCCTGAGTGTTAGCCATGCCTGATCTCCTTAGTTTGGTGAGCATGGGTTTCGACCTGGCGCAGGTTGCGACAGGAAGTTCTATGAAGGTGACTCAACTGACCTTCTCGCCGTTGAGCCGGTGACGGGTCGCCGCCAACGCTGACGCCCCATCCCAAAACGCGGCCACCTGTCCGGTGACCGGTGACGGTTGGTAGATCGACAAATCAAAACTCGCCGCAGGCTCAACCGACCCACGGGCCTCGACACTGTTAGCCAACCCGGCCTCCACGGCCTCATCAGCCGTATACCAAGTTTCGGCCCGCATCCGCTCGCGCCAATCAGCGGCACTACCGCCTGCTTTCGCCGCGTACACGTCCGCGATATTGTCCGAAAGTTTGTCCAACAGGTCGGCCATCGAACGCATATCGGTCGCAGGCCCGACGCACACGCCCCACGCGTCGTGAATCATCAACGTCGAGTTGGGCGCCATCACCAACTCGTCAGCCGCAGCCGCAAGCACAGACGCCGCCGACGCAGCGAGACCATCCACGACCGCGACCACGCGCGCATCAAACCGCCGCAAAGCATTGATGATCGTGACCGCCTCAAACACTTCCCCACCGGGCGAGTTGATGTGCACCTGGATCTTGTTCACGGCATCCGCGTCGAGCAGCGACAGGGCCGCCGTGAACTCCTTCGCAGAAACACCCCACTCCCCGCCCCACGAATCAATCGGGTCATACAACTGGAACGTGACAACCCCAGCCGCGTCGACCTCGGCAGGCTCAACCGTGTTGAGAACCGACCTTCGGGCAGGCTGATTCGACCCGTGGAACCGGTAACGTGAATCACTCACTAGACACTCCTTCATCAACCGCGACCCCAGCCGCGTCAAGTTCGCCAAAGTTCAGCGGCCTGAACCGCACGTCGCCGCCCTCAACAGGTGGCCGCTCCTCCAATTCACGGATCTCGTTCGTCGACAACGCGCCCAACTCCCACATCGTCCGGTAGAACGCCGACCGTTGCGCCGAATCACCCCGCAGCAGCCCCTCGACCGAGAACCGCGCATACACCGCTTGGGGCCGCAAAACCCTCGACAGCCGTTGCTCAATCCGGGTCAGGATGAACCGCAGCGTGTAAACCACGTAGCCGATTGACATTTGCTCGATTCCAGACCCCCACGAAGTTGTTTTCTCCGTAGACATCAACATGTGCGGCGGAATCCCGAACATTCGCGCCACTTCAGCCACCTGAAACTCACGAGACTGCAAAAACTGGGCATCCGCTGGCGGGATCGACAACTGGTCAAACTTCAAACCCCCACCAAGCACGATCGGGTCATAGGGGCCCAGCGACGCACGCCGCGCCGTCCAACGCGCCTGCAACTGTTGCGCCTGCTCCGGCGTCAACCGCTGCTCCGTCTGCAAAACACCCGTCGCCAACGAGTTCGACCCGAACAGCGTTGCGCCGAACTCTTCGGCAGCCAACGCCAACCCGATCCCCTGCCGCGCAGCCCGGATCGGCGACACCCCACAAATCCCGTCATACCCAAACCCAGGGATGTGCAGAATGTCATCGTCGGTGTAGACCTTCGAGCCGTCGATCACATAGATCTTCTTGCCCATCGACGTGGGGCCACCAAGTCGCCCAACCTTCACCCGGCCAGGGTGAATCGGCCACATTTCCGCGATCGGGTCTTGCGGTGTCCCACGCAGCAACAAGTAAGCGTTGCCCCACAACAGCAAATGGGCACCGACGATCTCCCACAAATCAAACGGGGTCAAGTCAGGGTGCGGGTCGGCCAACAGTTTCGCGGCCCGACCCCCGGCCTTCACTCGCGCCCCCTCTTGAGACTTGTAGGCGTGCAAAGGTAGCGACGCCACCGAACTGGCGATCAGGTTCACGGCCCGCCAAACCGTCGAAATCCCGAGAGACTTCTCCTCGGTAACTGTCTGGCCGGAAGCGGTCGGTTGCCCACCGAACAACGAATCCAACGAATCCAACCCCAGCGGGGTGGAAGGGTTCTCAACCGAACCCGCAAAAATAGGTGCCAGCAACGTCACGACGCGCCACCGCTAACAGCCGCAGTCTTGTTTGCCGCAAACACGGCCACACCGCCCGCGACCGCAACGAACACACCCGCGAACAGCACCCCAAGCCAAGGAGCCTGCAGGCCCGTCGCGACCACAACCAACCCGAGGCCGAAAGCGATCGCATAAAGGCCGACCATCTCGACAGTGTTCACGTTCACCAGATCCCAACCCCTTTCAACGAGTCGTTCGCGCTCGCGCCGTGCGCAGCCAAAGCCACGGCCTCCAACATCGACAAATCAGTGACCGACTGCCGACGACCCAACACCTTCCGGTCACCCACCGGACGCCACCGCGCACCCTCCGCAGCCTCATCCAAATCCGGGTGCCCGTGATGCACCAAGGTGCCCAACCGCACCCCGTCCTCAATCAGCGCACACCCGTCGATGAACTGCTCCAAACCGGCGGCCACGATCTGTATCCCCTGCAGCTCCAAGTCAGGGATCAAATCGCCACCCGGCCCCTTCGTGTCCATCACGATTGGCAGCCCGTACGTCGACTGCAACCGCGCCAACTCGGTGACCAGCTCGTCAAACCCATACGCCCAACGACCCTGAGCACCAACCACCAGACGCCCATCGTCGTCAATCAACGCGGCCCCGATCGACACCATCGTCCGATCCAGCGACAACGCCACCCCGAACGCATCCGGGATCGGCGGCTCATCCGGCGGATCAACCCGACACCCGTTCCAGTTTCCGAGCGCAGTCTCGTCCCCAGCCTTCGGTTTCGGTTTCCACTGGTTCAAATACGAGCGGCAAAACTCGCTGATCTTCCCCTCACGCCGCGCCTTGTCCCACGCCGCCTGAATCGTCGCCAACGCCACCGTGTGATCTTGACAATCACGGTCACAATCAGGCCGATGCACCGCAGGCATGCAAGACAACCAAGTCTCAACCACACCAGGGTCAGCCGCAGGGTCAGCCGACCACTCAAAAAACGCGGTACCCGACGTCGCACCCTCCGCGACCAACGCCCGCCCCGCCTGCACCTTCGCCCACAAATACGGCGAGCTATCAGCCCAACCAACCGTCGACACGATCGCCAACTGGCTATTCGCCCGCGTCATCATCGCCGGTTCAAACGCGAGCTCGAGCCGCGAATCAACCTGCGCAAACGCCTCATCGATATAGGCTTCATCGAGCACGTCACCATGCCCGGCCCGCTCAGTGTTCGACTCCACACCGAACCGCGACTGGTTCACGAACCGCAAATGCTCATCGCCAGACGTGAAGTTCGGCTTCACCCTCGACGCGAACTTCGTCGAACCCTGCAACTTGCTGCAGTAGTCTTCGCGCCACTTTTTGCGGGCCTTCTGATGAGACTGCGCCGTATACACAACCTGCTGACGTGGCCCAAAAAACGAGGACGCCGTACACCTGTGCGTAGCCTTCGCCAAAATCAAAGTGGACTTACCTTGCTGGCGCGGAACAACTAAGATCCACTCGTCGTAAACCAGCCGACCAGTATCAGGGTCAATCTCCAAAACCACGTCAGCCACATACTGCTGATGTGGCATCAACGGTGTACCCAACAACGCGGCAGTCAACCCGACCGCCGTACCCAACGTCGGGCGACTAAGAGTCCTCGGTGTCGCGAACCTCGGCGGACACGTCCGATCCCACAGTTGGGGCGGAGAGCAAACTGTCGAGCTCGTCATCGTCACCAACCTTCATCCGCGCCAAGTCATCCAAGGTGGCCCGCAACTCACGATTCACCGCAGCCTCCTGCATCCCAGCGCCACGATCCAAAGACACCGCCAACGCCAGGGCCATAGCCGAGAGCGCCTCACCCATCGGATGCGAAGTCATCAACGCAGCCAAGTCAGCGTGCACCCGCTGCTCGATCGGCCCCATCTCGGACACGACGCCACCACGCGCACCAGTCGGCCCCAAACCCGAAGCCGGTTGCCCCAGCCGCGCACGCTTGCCGCACGTATCCGAGCAGTACCGCGAATTCTTGCGCACGGCCTCATAGGCGACGCCACACAAATCACATTGACGGGTCACTTTTCCTCCATGACCAAAACCGGAACCTGAGGGAACTCTCGCGAAAAAAAG